GCGTCACCGATTAGGGCAACACCGTAAGCGTCGATTAGTTCGCTTACGGCATATGCCATAGTTCCTACTATTTCGGTGCTGCGCTTCGAGGCGTTTCTCTCCGTCTCTATACGCATTGAACGCTTGACCATGTAACCAAGTGCGTCTTGTGTCATAACACCGCCAACAAATGCGCCAGCACTATCACCACTTACAACATTTGATTCAAAGATATCAACGCCTGCGATACGACCGATGAATCCATCAAGAAGTGCGCGGTTGCCAACATCACTCAATGAGTGCGACATTGTTGCACCTGCGTTTGTCAATTGCTTCTTGATTTGGAATGCTTGGTATGGGTGTAGAACAGCAACGAATGCGCCATTTTGGTTAGCATTGTTTGCTTTTAGAATTGCTGACGCTTTGAAGATATCTTCAACGGTCAGTTCTCTTGCACCTGAACCAACGGTGTTGCTGAATCCAGCAAAAAGTGCGGCAAGATCAGTATCAACTTTTGCTGCCATTGCACGACCAATCTGTGCGCCGATTGCTGCTGCAACATCTTCGTTTGCTGATTCTGCTGCGAGATCAGTTAGTTCAACTACGATACCAACTTCACTTGCTGTCAAAGTTTTTGAAGTAGTGTTGAATGCTGTGTTGGTTAGGTCAGTGCCATCTGCAACACTTGCTGCTGTTAGCGCAGGATAGATTGGAACCTGTGCTGTTAGACCAGGACCACCTGTCATGTCATAGTTGCGAACAACTGGACGAATAACGGTTTGCTCTGATAGTGTGAATAGTGCTGTTTGCACTATATTGGAATATAGTTCGCTTAAAACTGAACTGGTTGCTTCATTTGCCATTTGTAAAACTCCTTATTCTGGCATTATATACGAATACCTTTCGCCTTTTGAATCTGTTCAAAACGACGACGGTGTTCAGGATTGTTCATATCCAACTTGGATATATCATTATCCACCACAGGAGTATTTTTACCTACACCATTGCTTGTGCCAGTGCCTGCGGGCCCTGCTTGAACAAAGTGCGGATTAGACATCAAAAACTCATTTACCAATGCTTGCGGAGTCATTGGGTTGCCGTTATCATCATAACGAACATTTCCCGCATCGTCCAAAACATCTACACCACCTGCCTCGTTCATACGAACTTGGTTTTTCAGTAGTGCTGTAACTTGATTAGGATTCACTGCCTTGCTGTTTGCTGCGGCATTGCTCAAACTACCATCGACTTTAATCTGCTGTAGTTCGCGCTCATATTGCGAAATACGCCCTTGGAATTTTTCTGCTTGCTCTTTAAGCAACTTTTCAAATTCACCACGCTTCTCGAGTTCTGCCTGGCGTGCTTGCTCTTTCTCTGACACCATCTGTTTGTAGAGATCGAGATCCACCTCACCATAGGTTTTCTCAAACTTCGCTCTTTCTCTTGCCACACGCTCTGCAACTATCCTATTCACTTCATCTTGCGATAAAAGTTTTTCTGTCACTTCCTGTGTTTGTGCCTGATTTTGTGTAGGAGTATCAGTAATCTCCGTAGCATTTACCGCTGTTTCTGCGTTCATAATAACCTCTTTTTCTTATGAGTCGAGTGACTCCCTGCTTTTGGCAGTAGTGCATTTATTTACCAAGATAATGTAAATTATGCGCTATTATGGCATTTATTTGCCATAACCCTTTTTCTTTTTGCCCTTTTTCTTCATATAACCTCTCATAGTTTTCTCCTTTTATAACCGCTGGCCCTTATAGCACGACCTTGGCGTTCTGCTTGGGCACGAGTTTTATAAACTTTGCCCGTTTTGCCCCATTTATACCCATTTTTAACCTTACGCACAGGCATTACATGTTCAACCCGATTATTGTTCCTACAACACCTATTGTAGATAAAACCAACCCAAATGCTGTCAGTAGTAGATTGGTTGTGCGTCTAAAATTCTCACTCATTTCTTCACGCATGCCTTCCAACTTGTCTTCCACATTGGTTAGTCTGCGTTCTACTTCAGCGTATCTTTGTTCGCATAGTTTTTCGTGATCTTCAAGTGTGCTACTCATCGATATAGTCCTCGTCCCATACTTCTACCCAGTCAGGACATTGACCGCCTTCAATCCTCTTGGAGCGTTCCAATATTTCTCTTCTTCTCGCCCTACAAATATGGAACAACTCCAAGAGGTTAGCACGGGCCCTCACGCCTGCTCGCTTGTTATTTTTTTGTTCAAACTGATGAATGTTTTCATTATATTCGCCCAACACTTCTCTCAAGCGTTGTTCTAAACCAAATATAAAATCTCTTTCAGCAACGAACTTATTGGCCATTTTGTGTTTGGCCTCCAAACAACGCACCTATTTCTGGGTGTGTTGCCATTATTTCTTCATCGCTGTAACCAGCATCTATCATTTCACGCATGTGTGATACCAATAGATCTGCTGTTTGCATTGGCATATGAACAATAGGTTCTGCTTCAACATTGTTTTCTGCCATATAAACATCATAATCTTCTTCAACAATAGTTTCAAAGATCTTTCTATCAATTATCATGTTGATTTTGGTATCAGCGATATTGCTTTGCTTTGCCATACGATACATTTGAACATCATTGACTTTGTCTTGGATAGAGAAACTTCTTGGATAGATTACTTCTCCATCCCATTGTGTTCCTTGCCACAATGCCCATAAACGCCATATTTGTTCTTCAGCATGTTCGAGGTTCATGGCAAAATCTGCCAGTCTTGCATTTAGCATTTGGAATTCTGTTTGTAATCCTATTCCCGAAAGTCTGCGACTCTCTATGCTTCTAATACCACCGAGACTTGCTGCCCTATCAATGCTTTCTACTTTGGTTCTTATCGCTTCAAGCACGGCCTCAATGTTTGTGCCGTCGGGTTGCAACAAATATGGTTTCAATCCAGGATCCATGCTCTGTGGCATTTGGATGATTGAACCAGCACCGGCACTGGCCTCTGTGTCTGCTGTCTTGACAAGCGAAGGATGGTTCGTAAGACGAATTATCTGCTCAATCTCCGAGTTAAACTCGTATATCTCCTTTTGGATATCGGCAATATCGCCAAGTGGTGATAATCCAATGCCTCTGCGGTTCGATCGCTTGCCATACACACAGACGGCAGGTATCCTGCCTAACTGATTAGGATAAGTTGCTACGAAATCACCATTTTTATCAACAGCGTCTATTTCATAGACATTGATTTCTGTTGGCGTATATTCTCTAACATATTGTTTGTCAGCAACAACTTCTTCCAATACTTTAAGATAAGTCAAAGTGTAGTGTCCATTTGCAAGTCTTTCAAAACTCCAATCCAACACATTTTCTGGTGTAAAGATACTAACATATGGTCTTATACCTTGGGCAAGTTCATCTGCCCTTGTCATAACTTGCGTGTCTGGTTTGTCGATGATGCACCAAACATGTCCATAGACCATAGCAAAAGCACTGATGTCTCTCATCACTGCCTCAAACGATCTGCCGTCTAAATCGGCATCTTTTAGGAATGGCACGAGGCCAGGATCTGCGTCAAGAGATCCATAATTTCTTCTTATTGGTTTTCTAAACAGGAACGAATTGTAGATATCCGCAACTGAACTCATATGGTTGTCTAAACCTAACTGGCGCAGACGCTTTTCATAATCATCCCTGCTTTCATAATAGTAAGGTTCCAAGTATTTTCCACTAAAATACTCGTATCCTCCGTTATAACTATCGGCGAGAAAACGCCAACGATTTAGATAGTATTTGTAACTATCGTGTGCTTCTAAAATAATATCGATATTATTTCGTGTGCTGCCTTTGATAACTCTATCTCTTATATAGGGCATCAGTATCTCCTTGCTTGTGTTGCATTCCCACTAAATGCCCATCTTTGTGGTTGTGAGTTTGACATATTTGTAGTGACTGGATATAGGAAATCCACAAGATATCCTACAGCGTCCGCCATATGGTCATTCTCTCCATCCTTGTCTATAACGGATGTGTTGGGTTTATATTGTAATCTTTCTAAACTTCTACAAATCTGTTTGCACTTTGGATCTACAAACAAACTTCTAACACCATTGGTGTTTTTAAGTTTAGCATTTACAGCATTTACCCTGTCCCTGATGGGTGTGTGATTATTTCTTACTTGAACCGTAAATCCAGCGTTTTGTAAAATACTAATATCTGTGCGCCCGCCTGCGCTGGTCTTTCTTTGGCGGCCTGCTGGATCGGGATACATGATTATGCGACTATTTGGATATCGTCTTTTGATCTCATCGCATACTTCGTCTGTGTTTGATCCGTTCATTGATATTTCGTCTATAAAGTATATGGTGTTGTTTTCTATAACAGAGATTGACACACTCATTGGATCTATATTGAAGTCAATTCCGCAATGTAGTTCTCTTGTGTCCATCGCACTACATGTTTTTATGCTTTCATTTCTATCCCAGTTATAAAAAACAACACCTGAATAGGTAGTAAAAGTAGCAAGATATTCCTGCTCAAAAGTCCTTTGGTCCATATCGCGTTTTGCTGCTTCGATTTCTGCTTCAGGGACATTTCCCCCATCGATTGTTCTATATGTGAATGCTTCCCAATCGTCCGTGTGCTGGGCCATGACAAACATATCGTGACTAAAGGATCCTACTCCGCGTGGTGTGCCCAAGAACAATGCCTTACCGTTTTTATCAGATAGCGTTGGTCTTAAAACTTCAGTCCAAGTTTTAACATCTAAATCTTGGAATTCGTCTAACACAATAAAGTCTAAACCTACACCGCGGAGAGAGTCTGGAGAATCAGCACCTTTTAGACATATTTTGCTGCCGTTCTTCAATCTCATTGTAAGTTCTGCTTCATTGGTAGCATCAACCCAACGCAGATCTTTTAATCGTTGTTTTAGTTGATCCCACACAATGTTTTTTGCCATTCTATAACTTGGTGCCACATACCAAACAAGTTTGCCAGGTTCGCTGGCATGTCTTGCCAATTCACGCATGGCCACATGAGTCTTACCGAATCTGCGTCCAGTTACAGCAACTCTCATTCTTGCTTTGCTGCTACAGATTGTCTGTTGTGGCACACTCAATGGCATCTATCAATCCTCCCATGGCAATGGTGCTCTATCTTCACCATCTTCCGGGTTGTCCTTTTGATTCAAATATTGTTTGCCCAAGAAAATCATCATACGGGTATCACCATCATGTGCTTTTTGCCATTGGGTCCTACGCAAACTTTGACGCCCTCTTTGTTTGTTAGTCTCAATCATTTTTCCAAAGCGTCTGGTAAGTGCTGTTTCACTGATACCTACAACTTCTGCTATTTCTTTATTGGTGCATTGGATAGAAGCAAGTTTTGCAATTAGATCTCTATCTACCAACTTCTTTTGCTTTTTTGGTTGATCTTCACTCATCACAACTGCCTTTCCACAACTTTGATTCTCAAGTTTCTACTATCTTTGTAGGTGCTTGGAGTAGTTGTTATTTTATACTCTACATTGTAAATGTTGCCTGCTGTTCCGCCGCTCAAAACTGCCGTTGATAAAACCGTGGTATGACTTGTTACATCAAGTGCCAGTGGAGCAGGATCGCCGCTGATTGTTTCTACGCTGATAGAAACGCTGCTGATAGTTTCATCTGTTGGTAACCAATTGGTCCAGTCTAAAGTGTAATCCAGAACAGCGAATGGATCTTTTTCAATATAAACACCAGCACGATCTTCTTTAAAACCAGTTAAACTTGGCATTATCCATCTCTCCTGTCTAATGGTCCAAACACATTGGTAAGTGTTGTTGCCTGAACTTGGATTTTTCTTGTTTCAGACTGAACCATATAATTTCTTGTTTCTTGTGTTATCGTATTTAAGCGATTTTCTGATTTAAGGTTATAAACACGCAATTCTTGGTCTAAAACCAAAGATCTGCCTTCTTTTCGTATAGTATAAACACGGTAAGGGTCTATAACCAGTTTGAATAGTTTGCCTGATATTGATGCCTGTGCTGTGATTTCATAATCAAGAAAACCTACTAACTTGCCGCCAAGTGCGTAGATATCTCCTGTGCCTGTAATATTGTAATTTACCATGCCTCTGCCGCGTAGGGCATTGACACTCATGCTTGATATGCCTGCTTTTAATACGGTGCCTCTGCCGATACGATCAGCATCAACAAATACCAACGCATTGCTATCCAGTTGTTTTTCAACGGTTCTTATGCGTCTTGCCACACAACTAAATGTTGCATTGCTGTTGATTGTAGCACTATCGTTTCTTATTCTAATGTAATCAGTGTCTGTGTCTGCTGCGGCATTTAGAGTAGCAGCACCCAACACTTGATATGTGCCTGCGCCTTGTAATGTGCCTGCGCCATTGATTGTAGCACCACCAATTAGGCCTGCGTTGCCTATAATATTGGTAGTTGCTGTTGCTGTAATAGTTGCGGTTGCATTTCTTGTAATATCAGCATCTGTTACCGTTAGTGCGGCACCATCTACCGTAAGTGTTGCTACCGCTGTTACATCTCCATCGGCAACAAGAGTTGCGCTGGCACTGACACTACTACTACCTCTATATAATAGACTTGGATCTAATGCAAATCTCTTGGCCCAAACATCCTGCCTTGGATGTCCCCAAGTTAAACTGGTTTCCCAAGTGGTTTCATCACC